CTAAAAAATCATCTAAATCTTGAGTAACTGAGTTTTTCCACCAAGTTTGTGGTGAATCCCAATTACCTAATTGTTTTACTCTTATGATTGGGGATTGTCCAAAGACAAGTCCAAACATAACTGATGTCATAACCATTTTTTTCATAAACTGAAACATTGTTTTCTCCATTGAATTTATGTCAATAATAAATATAAGATTAGTAAAGATTACACATCAAAACGAACTACGAAGGTAGTTGAGAGTGTTGATGATAGTTGGACCGGTTGTCCTGGTTTAGCAACTGCAATTAGGTCTCCCTCAATATCATAGATACCCATTTGTGATACATATGGATACCAAGATGAACCTGTGATTTCATCAATTGATTGAGTTGCTGGTATGTATTGTGATTGGAAACTTCCTGTTCCATAATTACCTGGTGATTGGTGTGGTGGGAATAAGTTGTAAACCCAACTTCTATCAGTATCGGTTGCATCAGAACTTGTTTGTGGAACTTTAATATTACCTGCTCTACCTTTTGTTACACTGATATTAGAAGTCATATTGAACTCACCTGCAGGAGCTCTTAAAACATATTCATACTCTGTTATCTTGTGGGTTGATTGGTATCGTAAAGTAAATCCAGTTCCGAATCCCACATCTTTATAAGTACCTTTTTGGTTCACCACTAATATTCCATCAGAGTAAAATGCATTACCAATTACACTACCACTTCCTTCAGCATCAATACCTTGACTCATATCAAAAGAACTTGACTTATGTGCTGCAAAACTTGAAGAAAAATTAAAGTCATAAAGATTTCCATCTTCATCATCTCTGATGTCAATAGTTTTACCATTGGATGTATCGGTTAATTTTATTGTACCTGGTTTTATTTTTTCCCCAATAACATCTCGTGTAATACTAAACACTGATGATGATAGGTGTAGACTTCTTGATTGGTGTGGTCTTATATCAAATGATTGATAAGGTATAAGTGGTTTATCTTCTTGTGTGATGTGTTTGTAATATCGTGTGTTGATGTGATTCCAAGTTGGAAGGCCAAAGTAGTTCGTAGATATTGAACCACTTGTAATAGTAGTGATTTCATCTGAACCAGAGTTATAGTTTCTAAAACTTTTATCTCTAGCTTTGATGGCAAATATTCCACTACCACTATCATTTTGATTGAATCTGAAATTTTTGTTGGTTTCAAATACTCTTTTGAATTGGTCAGAAATTTCAAGAGTCTTGTAAATTGACATTATGAACTCCTAATAATCTAACTTAACTTTAACGACTGCTTCCCTTGAGAAAGATTTTAATATTGGTTGACTTAGTTTTGCAACAGCTACAAGTTCTCCATTCTCACCATCATATAATCCTACCTGTGTAATATATGCTCTTGGGTCTCCTTTAAAAGAAGGAACTTTAAATAATCCACTTGTTGTTGTTACATCTCCATTAGCGTTAGTTACTGAACTACCAGTAGAATAAGTTGGATTTGAACTAAAATTAAATTGGTCATTTCTTGCTCTAGCAAAATAACTTACTGAACTTATTTGTTCTTCTCTACGAGCCTGAACATATGGTGTTCTACCAGTACTACCAGTAGCAAATGTTAAAAAGAATTTATTTGCTTGGTTGTCAAATGTATTTGCACTTCTTGGTGGTGTAAGTTGAGCTCCCACTCCTACTTTTAACCACTCTGGATTGAATATCAAAATACCTAAGTCAGGATAAAATAATCCTGGAGCTCCGTTATCTGTTTCAGCAGCTGCCGTAGTTTTGATTACTGCAGTTCCAGTTGAAAGAGAACCCGAAACAATATTAAACACACGACCAGAAACATTTACATCTGGGTTAGTGGTTGCTCCACTATCATCAATCAGTCTTATTGCTCCGTGTGCAGATGAATTAAGTCTTATCTCCCAATTACCTGGGTCAACCTTTTCTCTCATCTGTGCTCTATTGAAAGCCAAGAAATAAAAGTCTTCGGAACCGGTAGCTAATGTATCGGGTGCTGAAGTAAATTTAAATCTTTTTTCATTTGGTGCCAATATAACATTTCTAAATTGACGATATAGTGCTGCACTTTCTCTGTTTCCTGAAGTTGTCTTGGTTGTGTTTCCAATTGAACCACTTCCACCAATGTGTGCATATCCTAATGCAAACTGAACTTGTGCAGTTGTGTCGGTTGATGGATTTGCGTTAAATACTTCAACATAAGAAGCTGTTGTACTACCTTGTAGTGATGCGGTAAATAAACCTGTTAAGGTTGCTGAACCATTACTGAATAGTCCAGATGTAATAGTTTGTTTGTCAACCTGTGCTATATCCGTAGAATTAAATGGGTTGTATAGTTTAGTAGAAAATGATGTATCACCATCACCATTATTATCATCATCATTATCACCATCATTTAATGAATCATTATATATGTCGACTTCAGCTAATAATGTATCTAACGATGTAAGTGGTCCAAACCTTGCATTAAAAGTAGATTCTGTCACGAAGGGAACAATAATTTGTTTACCTACTGCAGCACCCGTTGAGTTCGCTATTAATGTTCTAGCTGATGTTGTTATTGGAATGTCTATTGAATTGAAATCAGTTCCAGCTCCACCACCAGTTCCTCCTCCACTTCCGTTTCCATTTCCATTTTCTTTTGGTACGTCTGCCATAATATACTCCTATACCCCTTATGCTGGGAATTGTCCTGTTGAATTATTTTGAATTACTACACTTGTTGTTGCACCGGTGTTTCTTGAAGTAACGAATAACACACTTTTGATAATTGGGTTGGTTTCACCACTTCTATCTGTTGCTGTTAAATTAACTTCTTTTACACCTCGGATGACTTGACTTCTACCATCTCTTCTAAAACTACCGACATTTGTTCCACTTATCATTGAAGCAACATCTTTGTTTAGAAGTAAGAAATCGTATGTATCATCGGTATCACTTGGGTCAGTGTTTGGTCTAACAACCTCTCCAGATGTGCCCAAGTCTAATACGAGTGGTCCCCTTACATTAAGAACTGTTGAAAGTCTTGGTAAGTCTTTGGATGCAGTGAATAATTTATATCTCATCACCTGTGTTTCGTCTGTGAATGCTTCTAATACTGGCATATTTTCTAAGACTGCACCATAATAAGATGACCCGTTTGGATGACTAACGTCATATAGTCCATAGTCAATCTCGTCATCTGCAAATGCATAATGCGTAATGTTTAAATCTCCGTTCTGTGCTAATTTTTCACGACCCTTTTTTGTTAAAATAGCGTCTACTGTAATCGATGTGTTGTCTAAAAATCCCATTTTATTTTGCTCCTATGATAATAAAAATATAACTATATTTAATCAATAATAAATATAAGAAAGTTAAATTTTATTACTCTGTTTTTAGTCTTGATTCTCCTGGTGATTGTGTTACCAACTTAGTTGGATTTGTAAAGGTAATTGAAACTGGTTCTTCACCATTTAAGTCTGAAGTTCTGTTTAATTGTGTTCCTAAGAAATATAATCTATCTGCAACACCTTTTCCACTACTTCTTTCTAAATCTGTTGGTTCGAATGATGAACTATATATGTAGAGTCCTCCTGGATATTTGAAGTTTTCTCCAAACCCATTTGTAGTTGATATACTCAACGAACTTGTATAGTAAAACTCTCTAACCTCATTAGTATCAGATAGTCTTGATGCACTGATGAATGGTTGAACGGCTTCTGTAAATTCAATGTTTGTTCCACCACGAGTCACACTTGCAGTTGCATAAGTCATATTGTCAACATCTCTTGGATTGACTTCATTTATATGAACCAGAGTATTGAATGCACTACCTCTATAAATAGATTCAGTTGCGTATGCTATTACACTTTCGTGATATGGAAACTCTCCTGACAATTTAACATTGTTATCATTAGAACCACTTATAAATCTTGTAATTTGTATACCTACTTCTTCATCATTAGCGTTTTCATAATATGGTTGTGTAGTTTCAATCTTTCTATTAAATCTTTGTTTATTTCTTTCCAACAAATTAGGTTCAATCAAATTACCTAAATCTGATTTAGCTCTTGCTGGTATAAATTGTTTCAATACTTCAAACACACTATCATCATAGAAATCTAATATTCTTAGATAATCAAAGAAGTTATTACGACCACCTTTATATCTTTTAAAGTATGTGTGTCTGGTATTTTGTAGTCCACGATAACTATCTTCATACTCGTCTCGTGGGTCTCCTATTTCGTCATCAAAATTAAAATCTGCGAATGTGTAAATGATATCTTCATTTATTACATCGGTTGGTGAAAAATAAACTCCTAATTTATTACTATCAATTGGTGCAAAATCTTGTGACGATTCCTCTTGTTTTATATCTGGTGATAAGTTTGTATCACTTGGAATTGAGTTATTCTCCAATCTAATTTTAGTTGCATTTCTTCTAATTCCCATATTAGGAACTTTTAGTTTTTCTTGGTCTACTATTGTTCTGTAAAAGTTTCCTGTAAACCCATTAATTTGACTACCAAGGTAACTTCCAGAGTAAATATTTAAGTGTGCAATATTTGATGCGGTAGGATTGGTTTGTAAATTTTTATTATCATCTAATGGTAATCTTAATAACAAATTATCATATGCTGATGAACTAAAGTTTCCGTTGTATGCCTTTGGAACTCTGGTGTGGTTACTAAATACACTACCACTCAACGCTTCACTCCATAATCTAAACTCCATCATAGAACCACTAAATTGTGTTCCGTGATTTCCTGTTCCACTTCCACCTAAGTATAAGTGACCAGATGCAGTATATGCTGAGTTAAACTTAGATATTGCTGCAGATGACGAAGCTATTGTGTCTTCATAAATAATTCTTTGTCTTGTTGAATCGTATTGTTTAGTTGTTAACTCGTAGGTCGTATCCTGTGATACTAATTCACTTGATATTTCATTACCACCTGCAAGTTTTCTGGTCAACATAACCGACCACATTTCATCATTGTAAAATTGTTGTAATGATGATGTAATAAATTGAGATGTTCCGTCAGAAGCACTTATTGAAAATCTTAAATACCCATAATTATCATTCGTTCCATTATCTTGTAATGATATTGCCCAGTTTCCTCCACTACCTGCACCGGAACCTGACTTCTGAACCAACACCATTGAACCTGATGAACCCACACTATAAGGTGTTCTAAATCTAAATTCTGTTGTGTTTGGGTATAAACTATTGTAGGTCTTCCAATCTGTTTTAATGTATTGTCCTGCTTTAAAATCTAATGCTCTTGTAAACTTTCTTTTAATTTCATAACTTACTCTTGTTCCTTTATCTGGTCCACCGAACTCACGAACTCTCAATACTGAACTTGGTATACCATAACAATTTAAAATTCCCTTTAATGCTCTTTCTGTTCCCTTTGTCTTGATAAAGAAAGGTAAGTTTGTTAATAATCGTTTCCATATTTCCTCTGTTAGAGCTTCACCACTGGACTCATTTTTATCTGTTCCATCAGTATTTTTTCCAAGTAGGTATTCGGATAAATCTACTAAGTCATTACCACTAAATAATTTTATACCAAGTGCTTCAGCATAATGTTTAGCTACATCCTTTGAAATACCCTCTGAAACATTGTTAACTCTAAGATTAATATCAGTAAGTGTATTGATGTATGACCAAGTTTCATCAAATTGTTCACCAACCATATCCATAAATTCTAAAAATACATTATTACTTGGGTCTTGATTCACGTGTTCTGGTAAAGTATTTCTAAGAGAGTCCTGATTATTAAAATCATATGTTGAAGCACTTGAAATCATATTATCAAACCAAGTAGTAGCGGTAGAACCAGAAGTATGTTCTAATCTATATGGTTCGGTTGAGTTTGTTTTAGGCCAACTGGTATCGTGAAATTGTCCATTTGAACCACTTGAGTATGATGAACTTTCAAAATATAAAAAGTCTTCGTAAGGTGTAAATGAGTCAACAACTCTTTGTCTTTTTTTCTCAATCTTTTTGATAGTAGGACCTGAACTTGTTATCGGTTCTAATGAAGAACTTTCTGCAGAATATCCTTCAATCAACACTAACTTAGTTTTAAAGTTACGAACTCTTGATTCTGCATTAGAGAAGTGAATAAAGTTTCCAAAACCCGTATCATCTAATTCTATACTTGTATCAGTTGTGGTTTTTTGATAATCTATGTTTGGTTGAACATCTAATAAACTACCTGATGTCAATAATCTTTCTAACTTTCTGTTATGTTCATTATCACTACCTAATAAGTTATCGTGACTTTTAAATTCTATCGGTCTTTTATTTATTTCAACTGATTGTCCGTCAAAGTTTGCTGGTAATAAGAATGTATCGTTTACTTTTTGTTTAGGTATTAATCTAATGTTATCAGTATAGTTTTCTAATACTTCCTCTACGACCTCACAATAACTAATATCCTGTTCTGTGTCATCATTAATACTAATTACATTAGGTTGTAGTGGTTCTTTAAGTTTGAATGCTGTTCCGGAATCTAATTTTTTACTATTGACTACTAAGTAAGAGTCTCCACTTACTTCTAAATAAGTTTTAAAATCCTGTATGTCATTTTGTTCATCATCAATATAAAATTGTTTTGTTGACATTTTACCGAATGGTAATTCTAAAATTTGATTTGGTCTTATGTATTCAGCATTACCTACTTCTGTAATTCTATATCCAAGTTCTCTTAGTTTATAATAACTTGAATCTAAGTTTGATTTAACTTCTATTGTTCTGTTATTAATTACTTTGGTTATTGTGGTGTTCCAGTCAATGAAAACATTTTCTAAATTTCTTCCCAATTTATATCCACCACTAAAGTTTCTTAACTTACTTGCTTTCAGTCCAGCAGCACCACCTCCACCTAATATACCATCTATGTCGATGTTGTCTTGGTCTAATTTTTTGTCATATCTATATGGAAAGAATCCTGCAAAATCATAATGATATTTTCCATCTGACCTTGGACCTAAGTCTCTGGTTTGCCATATGTTGTTTGGTGTCTGGGTTACATTTGAAAAGTCTAATTCCTTAAACATCGACTTTACGAACATACCCTCATCAGAAACTTTGTTTATATCAAATGAATTATATTCCGTAACCGTAAAGTTTTTATTATTTTTAAGGTATGGGATAGTTGTAGGTTGACCACTCAGTGCACTATTTATCTGTCCTTGAGTAATCGTGTACTCCTCTGTCGGTATGATAACATCCGGCTTTCTGGATAATCCTTTTTGAGATGCATAATCAAGTCTACCAGTTGGAATATATTGACCTTTATAGTGAGTAGGTATTTGTGCTTTAAAGAAACTTTCAAAGACAATTCGTTTACCCACCATAGATTCATCAAACCCATTAGAATCATTTTCTGGTAATTCAAGAATATAATTTTCTTGATTTGTATTTGTATCTGGTGTTACGAATTTTAGTTCACCTTCTATCAGCTCTTCATAATCACTCTTTAGTGGAACAATAACTACATCTCGGTCTATTGATTTGAGTTGATTGTTTAGAAAAAATGATTGAATCTCTGGTAAAGTTGGGTCAGATTGAATAACCACCTCTGTTCTATCAGGACTTATATCAAATATATTGTAGGACTTTCTTGAAAATACTAATTCCTTTTCAAGGTCTAACTCTCCATCTGAATCGATTATAAAATATTTTACTTCTCCATTTACCTCTTTTGTTCCAAAAGGTAAGTCTTGATTGTATTCGTTTCCATTTTCTAATTCATAAAGGAATCGCTGTTTACTATTACCTGCAACTCTTTTGAAAAATTTATACTCTACACGAAAGTTATCTACACTATATCCAAGGTCTCTAAGGTGTTGACCTATGTTTAGTTTTAACACACCCGAATACTCTACATAGTTGTCAGAAACTAATTCACTGAATGTGAATCTTTTTCTTTCTAATAATACATCATCTAAATCAAAAACAAATAGTTCCACATAATCAATTACATTTTCTGGAACTCTTGTTGTAGATTTTGTAAAGTAGTTTTTTCTTTGTTGTTGTGTTAATCCGTATGTAGCCATATTTAAAAGAAGTTAAATTCAGTATTAAATTTTACTGAATATTTTTGTATAAAGTTTCTCTGTTTTAATTCTAATGTTACCAGTTCATATAGTTCTTCATCTGACTTTCCGAATGCTATCGGGTCTGCAAATGATAGTAAAAAACCTCTTGGGTCTCTTGTAATAGTTTCTGCAAATTTAGGATTATTTAGATAGTCTGTTTGTTTTTTTAAAATTTCTTGTCTTTTTCTCAAAAGTTCAGACTCTCTATACTGATTATAGAAGGGTGAACTTTCTACTGCTGCATCTGTTGTTTTGTATGGCATTATACTACCTCACTACTCTAAATTCATAATTGTCATCGTAGAAATTTATTTGTTCGTCTGTTGTTCCACTACCACTAACGACCTTAACTAAAAATCTATAATTTCTTTCTGCTTGAAATCCATCTAACCACAAGTTGAAAAAATTACCTGTTGTATCACAACTAATTTTTGAACCTGTTCCAAATGGTACAATTACCTCCTCGGTCTCAGCATCTCTTACTGAATAAAATATCGAACCGCTTGGTAAGTATTTTACTGAAAGTTCTGAAGGTGTTGTTGAAAATGCCGTTGTTGGATATAACTCTCTACCAACTAACCTGAACTTAACGATTGAACCCTCTTTATACTCTGTTCGTAAATTTTTAAAATATACTTTTAGTCTTTCTAAATCTGTGGAACTTAGTGCTGATAAACTACCAGTGTTCCAATTCGAATCGTCCCACTCAACTTCCAACTTAGGTGGATAGATTGTGTGTGTATCAGTTGAAAAGAATTTTAAGTTTCCAAGTCTTGTTGAACTACTTTCATCTTTTGTTGTATCACTTCCAGGGTTGTAAGAAAAGTCTGCTGAACCAGTATACAATGATTCCCTCTTTATAATGAACCCTTGATTAGGAAATAGTGATGAAGAATAAATATGATTTTTAACAAGGTCAGACACATCTATTCTAGCATCTTGTGTTGCTTTTGTCATTGAAAAAGAACTACTGACTTTCATTGGACTACCTTGACTTCCTGTCCACCAAGAACCACCATCATCCAATACTGAAGTAGATACCCAAGGTGTTTGTTCATCGTGATTCCTATACTGATAACTTACTCCATCTGTCGTGGTTGGGTTATGGTCAAGTTTACCATTACCTTCGGTCCACTCACTACCACTCACCATATATGCAAATAGGTTTTGGTTTCTTAATAATTCTTCAGAACCAGCATCATATAGGTTCAAATAATATTTTGCAGTAGATGGTATTTTATTATCAATAACTGATTGTGATATTTCAGAATAGTTAAATTGTATTAGTGCTCGTGAAATGTTTTGAACTGAACCATTTTGAGCAACTGACTTGTTTACTTCTAATATCTCATCAGCACCTGTATTGATAGATGATGTTGTTCCACCGGAATATACGGTTGAGTCTTTATCTCCAAATATAAAATAATGCATTAAATGTCTCCTACTACTTCACCTAATATATCTTGATTAGGATACTTGACTTCAAAGATACTTGGGTCTAATGATGGGTATACAACTCCCTTTTTAGTTGCTGCTACTATATCATAAACATTTCCACTATATCCTGATGAAGTCAATACTTTATTTTCAATAACAATTAGTTGTTTTTCTGGGTTGTTCTGTCCAGGTGGAACTACACTTGCTACTCCGTCCACCAAGGAAATTTGATAAGCAATATCACTTAATATGATTGGTTGATTAATTTGCCATCTTGATACATCAAAGTGTTTCTTAACTGCTTGAATACAATTGAATAATACTTCACTCTTATTGAATCCTCTCTGTGTGATGATTGCAAACTTAACACCTATATTAATAACATAAGAATTTTTTAAATTAATTGCATCTGTTAATATTCTATATTGTGATAAGTATAATTTTAAATTTTGTTTTACCGCATCATTTATTGATGTTAACTTTTTGTTTTCATCATAACCCAATAAATACATATTCATAGCTAATGGGTTTGGTATGATGTTAGTTTCTCCATCAACATTTGTTTCATTTTGTTCATCTTGAACTATGTATGCTTTTGCTATGTTTCCATACTTTTGTGGTAATGAATAAACTCTTGTGATGTAGTCTTGTCTTGTTACTGCACGATTTTGTGTATTTAAAAATGCTAATGCATTTTGTTTTATTTCCACTAAAGTTTCTTTTGATGCACCTCCCGTTGCTGGTGATGGATTGTTAAAAGATAAACTATCTTCTGATGTTTGAACTTTTGTAGAATCTAAATTACCACTATCAATAGTAAAGGTAATGTTCTTACCTGATGTTATAGAATTACTTCTCACATTATGTTCTACTGCACCACCATAACGATACGTAATAGTTAGTGTAGTATTTGCTGGTGCTAACCCATATGTTTTTGTTTTCATAAAATTACTTGGGTCAAAAGACTCATCTAATTTAGAAACACCAAAACCTAATGCTGAACCAACATTATCTGGACTTGGAATTATTTCTTCATCTGGATTATCACTTACACCTGCACCAAATCTAACTTCCGTTCTATCATTTTCTGTAATTCTTGTAATAAATCTTCTTGATGTTTTGATTAACCTCAACATATAAGGTGTATCATTTTGATACTGAGACAAACTTGGGTCATTCAAGGTTGTATTTTCGATAGTCTCAAATACTGTATCTTGTGCTAGAAATGGAACTTCATAATACTTGTTTCCATTTGAGTCCACAATAGAAACAATTTCTGTTACTCCTGTATTTCCAAGTGTAACCTTATCAAACTTTTTAGCACTTGTGAATGAAAAGTTTTGTGATGTTGTTGTTCCTGATTTTGCTAATACTCTTTTCTTTAAAATAAATTCAGTTGGGGTTGTTCCTGAAGCAGGTTGTACGACTTCTTCTGTTCTCCTATCAAGTGAACTCGATACTCTAAAGTCAACTTGGTCTAACAAAGTAAAATCAACACCTGTATCTGATGATACTATTCCGTTAGTCGATACAACTCCCGCATAACTTTCATCTGGACTACCATCAACTTTTGCAGGTACGGTTTGTGTTACTTCCAATTCTACCGTAGATGGGACTGCCGTCTTTGGTTTGTATCCATAAGATTGTGCTATGTTGTAGACATTTTTCTTTTCTTCTGCAAAATTTAATAATGTTTCTCTATATTGATTATCAACATAATAATTCAATACATCTCCAACATAAGATGCCATATCAACAAACATCATACCTGGTGATGATTCATTGAAGTCATTGTATTGTGTTGGGAAATAAGTTTTTGCAAACTCAATTAGATTTTGTCTAACTGATGAGAAATCTCTACCGAGATAACTTACATCTTTTTTTACTACTTTTTTATTTGTGTTGTAATCAACAGCCATTTTATTCTCCTACTTCAAAGGTAAATGTAATCGTATCCAGAGATTCTGGTTCAAGTGTTGTTGAGTATTCCAATGAAGTTAAAACTAAATTTGGATTTCTATCATCTTGAACCACAACTAAGTTATTTACATTAACATAAGGTAACCAAGTAGATAAAGATATTCTAATATCGTTTTCTACATTTTCTAAACTTGTTGGTGTTATCTGTTCAAACAAAAGACTTTTCAAATTAGAACCAAAGTTCGGTTGGAAAATTCTTTCTCCTTTTTCAGTTAACAATAAATTTCTGATATTAGATTTTACTTGTTGTCTAATAGTTTTCGTTTTACGAAAGAAACCCTCTTGACTATGGTCCAGTGGGAATTCTATTCCAACATAAATATCGTCATCTCTATCTATTTCTCTAACATTTGCCATTATGGTCTAAAGTTTCCTTCACCCTTTTTCTTTTTACTAATTGCTTTCATCAAACCAGAATAATCACGAGTTAAAGCATCTTGGACACCTTCAGGAACTTGGTCTACTGAAACACCTGCTTTCTTGATTGTGTCAACTGCTCCCATTTCTCTCGCTCTTTCTTTATTCTGTCCTCTACCTAAATCTCCATAACCCAATACATCTGCCATATTTTCAGAACCTAATACACCACCACCCAAGCTTGGATACTCATCAGTTTGTCTTGATGAACCCAATGGATTTGTGTTGTTCAATACTTCGTTCAGTGCTGAATCTTTTGTGTATTGTTTTTTAGGTTTTTTCTTAATTACCTTTTTAGGTATTGGTTTAGAAACCACTTCTGATAATTTGATTTCTTTATCTTCATTAATAAATATCTCGGTCATCTGTTTTTTAACTTCTTTACGGACAACTAATTCGATTATTTTTATTAAGTCATTTTTTTTCATTACTACTCCTATTCAGTATTTACTTTACTACTTAAAATTTCATTTACTCTTTGTTCTATATCACTTACTTGAGTTAATAACCCTGATGTTGAAGTTGGGTTAGCAGGTGAATATGAACTAATTACACCTCTTAGTGTTGTTAATATTTCTTCAACTAAATCTACTAAGTTATCACCCAATACTACTGGTTGTGTATTATTACCACCCAAGTTTATTTTGTTTGAGTAAACATTAAAATCTTCTCTTCCGTGAAATACAATGTTATCAGATTGAATTGTAATCTGTGGTTGTCCATTGTTTTCAATATCATTCCCATTAAATTTAAAACTTACATCTTCCTTTGTAGTTAAGTAAATGGAATTAACTTCAGTATCTAACTTTTCTTCATAGACTACTTTATCATCACCTCCATTGTCTGTAATACCAGAAACTATCTTTACATTAGGTGAATCTATAAAATCAGAAGTTTGTGGGTCGTTAAAAAAATCTTCGGATTGATTACTACCTAAACGAATAGAGTTTCCAAACCTACCTTGAAAAATAGTATCTCCTTCTCTTGCGACTAATTTTTTTGAACCATTAGGATTCTCTGTAAAGTATTTTCCAAGTTGAATATCATCTACTGGCTCAGACGCATAAGAACTAATATTTACTTTCGTATTTGCTATTGGTGAGTTCTGAAAATTCAGTTTAGATATATAATAATACTTACCTAAAAACTCAGTTCCCAATACTACTTCATGCCTAACTGGTATTTGTAAATTGTTAGGGTCAAGTGGATAAAATAAACGTGTTTGTGTTATTGACTTGTTTTGTTGAGTTATACAATACCTACCTCTAACTGCAGTAGAGTTAATATCATTGATATCAGTCAATACATCTAAAACCTCTAAGGGTTCAAATTTTAATGATACTCCACCATTAGCTAATAACATTAGTTTTCCTTACTGATAGAACTTTCTATTTCGTCTTTTTTGATTTGTAACTCTTGAACATCTGTTTCTATTGCATTCATCAGTTGTTCCTTTTCTGCTTCTGATAAACCAAACTCATCTCCTGAATCTGATACTCGTTTTTCTGCTGCTGTAATTCTTTGAACGATAGTTGCCAACTTAACAAGTTGTTCATCATTCTTTACATTGATTTCTAAATACTCTTTCAACATAGGAATAATCTGAACGGCCGTATCTCCATCCTTAATAAATCCGACCACCTCTTTCATTAGAACTTCTAATTGTTTTTTATTGGTGTGGGAATTATCATATATGTCCTTAAAGACATCTGATAGGGTTTTACCCTTGAATATTTCGTAATCGTTTGACATAAAATTTACCTAACAATAAATATATAGATATGAAAAAAAGGGAATATATATTTATATATCAGTTGATTTTTTTGATTATTACTTATAATTATTATACGAAGTCGGTTTCAACACCGATTTTTGTTCATTAATAGGGGGAAACTAAAATGAAA